AGAGTATTTGCCATCGTTCCATTTCTAACCAGTACGTTAAACAACGGAAAGCACTTTTAGTGTAAGGAAAAAGAGTATTTTTATGAAGAGTAGCGAGAACAACGCGAAAGAAGTAAAAATGCATTCAGATTCTGAGGAATTTGATAACCGTAAAGCGGTGAAAGTTTCTTTTTATTTAGATAAGAGAAACGAACAATATGTGCGAGAAAATTATTATGATATGGTAGTGGTGAGCGGCTTTGATCATCACAACCATCCCATTTCTGCGCTAGAGAGAAAGATATGCGAGAATAAAATACATGACCAACTTCGCAGTGAAGGATTAACAGGCCCAGTACACGATATAGGTGGAAGTCCAGTCCGTAATCTACACCGCAAGAATGTTCATTCTTCTATTCCCATCCTTTCGGCTGCAGATGAAGAACGTCGAAGAAGGATCGGTAAAAACAAGAGAGTGTGCCATCATCTGGTGCAAGATTGCCACTGTATACAGTGGGATCAATGTGTAGCTTATGTAGCGATACACTCGTTGTATTACCTTAATCAGAACGATATTTTGGATTTAATTTGGCGCGGCAAAGCTGATAGACTTGTCGCCGCAGTACATACTTTTGACAACTTAGTTGGAACACTCAATAACGGAGAATTAGAATATGTAGTTGATAATCAGCTACAGGTACAGTGTACAGCTAAGGGAAATCATAGCCCTTATCGACATGACTCAATGCAATGGTTGAAGGATGAGTTCTTCACTGATGGTTATAAGAGTATGGTGTGGACTAGTAGGAGATACAATGACACAATGATTGTGAATTTTTATCGGACCAAACTTAGCCGCCCGGAAAAACCATTGATGATACAGCTCGCAGACTACTTACTACCCATGCCGACGCCGACGGGCGTCCAATTAGGTGGTTTTGTGTCTGAGACTATTCAGCCAATAACTGCATATGGTTTTGGGTCATTTGTTGTATGGGTTAAAGGGGAGAGAGAGACGGTAGTAGTCCCTAAGGAGTTGATAGCGTATGGTCGTAAATTGATTATGACAAATGAACGTACACCCGACTCCTTAAGGAATTTGGCAGTGAACGTGAGGAAACATGCTGCCCAGTTGAATGGTAAGGATTCTGGACTCCAGATTCCCACTGAAACAATCTGGATGGCTGTTAAAATAGCGTTTTTATGTGACGTGGGCTTGGAAAATAGTATCTATAAAGAGATACTCGGAGAAATTAAGCAGCTTAAGGCCCACTCCAAATTGAGAAACTTTGAAGACTTAGGGTTTCAATTTGGTACATGCAAGCGAATAGCATTGGTAGCAGGTACAGCAGCTGGAGCGGCGTTATGCCATCCTGCTGCTATTGCCGGAGCCGGGATGTTGTTGTATGACATGACCCAGAGCAACAATGATGAAGTTGTTCACGGCGGTTATATGCATACCCAATATCGATTGGACCGCACAAGTGCCATCACTGTTAATCATAAATTGCATGGTCCGTTGCCAACCACAAACACTGAAAGACCACTGCAGGATATTAAACCCAAGAACTACTTCAGGGAAGTAGATGTTGGCAAGGATCCTGTTAAGATTACGGACACCCTACATAAAATAGGGCCAGGAATTATGGGGCATATTCCTATAGTGTATGCCAACAATAAGCATAATTCAACAGTTGCAGTAATAAATCGGTGTCTGTCTGAAAACCCCTCATACGAAGAAGGAGCGTTTGAATCCATAGATCCAAATGAATACATAGATTGTAGTTCTTTTGATGAGATTCAACCAGTGAGCTTTAAGAATTGGAATAAACCGTTTCCTAAATCTAGACGCGAGCAACATGTGAAAGCACTAGCTAGTTTGTCGGAAAGACCTATAGAGGCAAATGACCTTACCCGTGAGTCATTCGTCAAAGTAGAGAAGTACAACAAGAGCAACAGCGATCAAGTGGAGTTCAGCGATCCAAGATTAATTCAAGGAGTCAGCGCTCGTGCTAATGTCATATTAGGACCCCCCATGAAAAGATATGCCAAATTCCTTAAACAACAATGGAATGGGTATTCTGACAGGGGAGGTGTGTCGTTGTACTATTTTTGTGACAACAATGAGGCAGCCGGTCAGTGGCTTGAAACCCACCTAGCAAGAACCAAGGACTTCATTGCCATTATAGTACTCGGAGACGACATGCTAGCAACAATAAGGCATTTGGGCACTATCTACTTTGTATGTAATGATTTCAGTCGCTTTGACAAGACGATACAAGAACCTGCATTAAATTTTGAACAGAACGTATATGAAAGATCAGGTTACTTTGATGAAGACGCAATCTTTGTTCTCAAAGGACAGCGCAAGTCAAAAGGTATCATGAGAACAGGTATAATATACCAGAGTAAAGATGGTCGGAACTCTGGTGACCCCAACACTAGTTGCGGCAATTCAACTCTAAATGGCATTACAAGTGCTGAAGGCATAAAAACAAACTTGCACTTGTTGGGAACTCCCCTATTCGCCAAAGCTTTGGAGTTACACTATTCTAGGTTTGGATTTGTGGCCAAACCAATAGTATCTACCGAATTGTCCAAAGTTGAATTCTGCTCCAAATTATTTTGGCCTACAGCGGATGGGATTATACTAGGACCCAAACCTGGAAGATGTATTCCTAAAATGGGTTACTCATGTAAAAAGTTATCGGAAGTCGAAATTCTATCAACAATGCGAGGATGGTTAATAGACGGCGTTTTTGTACCCGGAATAGCCCACATTATCCACAAGTATTTTCCACAGGCTTACAAACAGTCGGTTGATGTACACTTCGAGAACATATATACCAGTCATTGTACCCGTATGCATGAACCTTGTAGTGAAACCAGCCAATTCTTTGAAGAGCGTTATGGAGTTAGTGCTACCAATTTCATAGCATCCTTGGAAAATGCCATCGCAACAAAGCCATCAATTATAGAGTGCGAATTATTTGAGCACCTATACTCCAAAGATAACTAGAAGCACGGGGTCGTAAATGGTTAGAGTTCACGGAAACTATTGCGGCCCGAACTGGAGTGCTGGCAGAACTCAACCATCAGTAGTATCTGATGTGCCAGCAATTGATGAATTTGACGAAACATGTAAAAAACATGATGCTCACTATGCTAATGGTGACGACTTGTATGAAGCCGATACCGAGTTTGCAAGAGCAAACATTGGTTCTGGAAGGCCATTACGAGTCGCTGCAGGATTCGCAGTCGGTCTACAGGGAATCGGAAGAAGAGTACTGGGTAGGTCACGACTTCTGGGGTTGACACGGGGTGGTAAAATGGAGGAATCTCAATACGTTGAAATATTTCCAGATGGCCACACCGAACTAGCAACCACTGAGGAGTTAGACACAGCCACACCCAATTACTCCATTCCAAGATTACGGGGAAGTAAAATGGTACGGAAAAATAAAAATAATAATAAAAACACGCCCACGAAGGCCGTTACCCACCCCACCAGACGACGAATCAGACAAATTGACCCTCAGGTTGGTGTTAGTACGAAGGGACGTAAAGGAACAGTTGCTGTCAATTCCTTGCAAACGTTCGTTAAGAGCACTCCAACTAGAACGGTTAGTATTAACCGACATGGCGAGGTTGTCGCAGGAACAGTGTTCCTCGGCGCTCTTGAAACCTCCACAAAGCACCAAGTTGCTTTAGATGACCTAGCGGTGCAATTGTTAGTGCCGCTTAGCCCTGCTAATATGGGAAATGCTATGTTGGGAAACGTGTCTCGGTATTATGAAAGGTTCAGATTCAATAGAATCAGAATTCATTACCTAACCGCTTCAGCCACCACGACAGAAGGGACTGTTGTTATCAGTCACCAAGTTGACCCCCTAAACGAAATTCCTACTCGAGGTTTCAATGGAAGTGATTTGTTCACCAATTTGTTTTCTCGAGAGAATACAGTTATGGGTCCAGTTTGGGAAAATTGTTTCATGGATATTCCTTGCCACAAGGATAAATGGTGTTATACCGACGGAAAATATGGGCATACAATGGAAGACTTATTTGCTGGATATGTAATTGGCTACTCTTCACTCGCTACTGGCACGCCTGGGCGGCTAGTAATGGAGTTCGACGTGGAGTTCAATGCTAGAGCCAACAATATAGGTGCCGGAGTACCGCGCGCAGCGGCTACCCATTCTGTCCTCCAACTGCTAGCGACTAGCGCAGGAGGAGAGATGGTCGTTGGAAATATCGGGTCTCTGATGGCAGGCAATGACCGCATAAGTACTATATATGTGGATGGTGGAGCTAGTAACTTTTCTAGCTCTGGTGGAGGGGCTGGTATGAATGACCTGCTCACCACCACGCATGGCTTCTTGTTCCAAGAGGCTGTGGGCGCCCCATTATATGTGCGAAAAGTGGATTCAAGTACTTGGAGGTTATTTATAACCCTTCAAGCAGCCATGCAATCTGTCGGGGCCCTGAAATCAAAGTACACTACCACTGGTAGCACTTACTTGGTTGTCCAAGGATTTGAAACGATAGCTGATACCCCTGAAATAGTGTAAGTGTTGTTGCACTGCATGTAGTCAAGTTTTGGATTGTTTTGCAATGAAAACAATCAATTATGGATTAATCCTGTTGTTCCCTATCTATCCGGGTGTTAGGATGGATTTGACCGGTCAGTAAAAATAGTCAATAAGAAACCA